ATTCCATCCCATGTGCCATGTGACACAAACCACGGCCACGCACGATTGCCAGCGGCCACGCCTGCCCATGAGGTTGAGGCGCACAACAGAACTACTATGGCGAGGATGCGGTGCATGATTAGTATCTCACTTGTAGCCCCAAGGTGCCCTGAGTATTCGCGCTGTTCTTGTTCAAGACCTTCATGCCTACGTGTCTTCCCACCGGCACGTTGTTACTGGCCCATGTCGTATCCTCGGTAGGATCAACTGCGCCAAGTACAGTGTTGTTCGTGGTCGTGCATGTGTTCCAAGGCGCACCGTTGGTTGCCGTGACAATGACAATAGTGTTCGTGCTTGTGTCGGTCTTGTTCCACGCACTCACCAGCGTCATTGCCGTCTTGCGCGGCATGAGCCAAACGATGTTGTAGGTAGCCTGCGTTGCGATGTACGGGATTTCGAGGTAGTGGTCCTGCACCATGTTCGTGAACACTCCGCCGCCGCCATTTGCCCCGCCGCTGAGTGTCAGCTTGCCCGTCACGGATAGTGTTCCGCCAATGGTTGCGTTGGTCTGTACAGTCAGATTGCCCATTGCCCTGCTGCCGCTGGCAAGAACCTACTGTGGATGATCATCGTCACCCTTGCCGACAAGTCCCGTGCCGTGGTCAAGATTCGTGGCCCCAGCCAGATTCGCGCCGCCAAGTCCGTACACTGGTGACGATTGGAAGTCGAACGAGGATGATGTGGCGAGTTGAATTATGTTGGGTACGCCACTGCCGCCGAGTGTGCTGACATTCGTGATACTCGCCCCGCCCATGTTCACGCCGCCAGATAGCGTAAGTTCATTCGTCGCCCCCGCGCCACGATTGGCAACGGTCTGCAAGGTGTCGGATTCGACCAAATTCGTCAGGTTGCCGCCATCATTCCCCGCCAGCGTTTGCAGCGCCGCAGCCAACCGGGCTGTCGGCAGAGTCCCGCTCGTAATAGCTGACCCGTTCAGGTTCGTTAGGCTACCGCCATCGTTGCCCGCCAACTTCTGCAGGTCAACGTCGAGCCGTGCATTGGCGATATTTCCCGCCAAGTTCGCCGCCGGGATGTTCGTGAGTGCGCCTGCGTTGTTCACCGCCAGCGTCTGCAGGTCCGCATCGAGCCTTGCGTTTGCCACGGTCCCGGCAAGGTTGGCTGCAGGAATGTTCGTCAAGCTGCCAGCGTCATTGCCCGCCAGTTTCTGTAGGTCGGCGTCAAGACGGGCGTTTGCCACAACGCCCGTCAGGCTCCCCGCGTTCAGTATGGCAATCCGTGATCCGTTGCTGGCTACCAGGTCGGTGATGATCGCTGGCTTCGCGCTCACGCTGGCCCACGAAACACCAGCCACACCGGATGCGACCAGCGTGATCGACCCATCCGCGTTGGTCGTGCAAAGAATCGTACTGTTGTCCGGCCTTACCGGCCCCTCGTTGGCCGTCGATGTGTAACTGTAGAGTGACCAGTCCAGCGCGGTTGTCGCCAGCGTTCCGGTTGTCCCGGTGAATTCCGGAGCATCGGCAATACTGATATAGCCCCTTGCATAGCTGGCCCCGTACGTAGCGTCCGTCATCTTGAGCACCGCATAGCCGCCCTGGCAGACCATCCATAGGTCATTTGTTCGGATCGGGATAATGCAGTAGTTCGTGTATGCTGTACCCGATTTGCTCCACATGCTGCTGATTGCGGAGGGATCTCGATTCGTGCTCCACATGAAGCTGATGGTCTTGCCCGTGCAGTCGAATCGGTTGGTGCCAGAACTGTAGAGATTGAATCTCAGGTCAAGCGCGTTCATTTCGCTGACGCGAGCATGAAACTGCTGGCTTGCATCATCCAGGTAGACGTCAAATGTCTTGGTGATATTCTCGGCCTGTGCGCTACCGGCAAGCAGGACAAGGGCGGCCAATGCTGTGACAAGTCTGAAACCGTACTTCATCTTCACACCCCCTACGCATGGAAATCGCCAGAGAACTGTTTGAATTCACGCATGACGTCAGAGATCGCCAGCGCAATGCCCGAGTTGTAGCGCCGCTGCGCCTTTAGGGCCCCATCCTTGCTGCTATAACTCTTGCCCTCGACCGCCATAAGGATCGCCGCGGCACCGGCTACTATGGTCTCGTGATACCGATTCAGGAACCAATCGGGCAAGGCATCGACCGCAAAGTCGGGCTTGAACACTACCTTTGCCTCAATTCGGCCCCCGATGTTTCCCGTTCCGGTCAGACCATTCAGGAATCCACTCCCCGAAATGTCGGTCCCGCTGGAAGGCGCGGAAAGAACACTGAGCTCGCCGCTGTCCGTCCAGATGTAGAATATCGACGCTGCATCTGTGGCGCCATAAACCCTGCACCACATGGTTGACTCCGCTATCTCTGTACGTAGTCCTGTCTGGATGATGCGCGCCAAGTCATCAAGCGTACTGGCCGCTGAGAAGTTCAGGCCGTCCACGGTGTAGGACTGGCCCTGTATGCTTATAACGAAGGCTCCGGCCGTAACCGCCTGCCATGTCGCCATTACAGCCGTGCCGATGGTCCCGCACTTGAGCAACTGATTGTCACAGTCTACCGGAGTCCACTGGTCGCGCCAGCGTAACCGGCCATCTTCCCAAAGCTCGTACTCTTGTTCGTCGCGGGCAGATCCTTGCAGTTTGACCCATAAGATCCGTTCGATGTCGGCGCTGTAATCGTTCTGAAGGGTGTAATCCTGCTGGTAGTCCACGGCCACCATTGGCGCGATTTCCTCTCGCCAAGCCCCCGTTTTCTCGCAGAAATCACGCGTGGCACGCTGAAGGGCCTGGAGAACAAGAGGAAGGTCCGGCGCGCTTGGAAGCTCCGGGACTACCAGTGGATACAACGTCGTCAACGCCGCTACGTCTGACACCGCAACCTCCTTGCCGACGACGAAACGACGCCACCAGCCTTGTTACGCCTGTATTGGCGCCATCTCTTTCTTTACCTGCTCGGTGCCCTGCCGGCGCTGCTCGACGTAATCGTCAGGCTTGCCCGGTCCCAGGTCATCGAAAGGAAACTCCTGTATCGGCGTATAGACCTTCCTGCCCTCACCTGGCTTCTGTTCAAATCGCTGAATCGTGGCGTTGCGCGCTATCTCAAGGAATCGCCCCGGAAGCGTTACAACCTTGCCCCTGCCGATGTCCAGGACTTCGCCATTGCAGCAGAGCCGCACCCTGTTTTGCTCATACTCGTGGCGTTTGTCATGGAACTTCACCCGGCGATAGGCTTCCCGGCACTTGTCGGTCGGAACATCAACAATCGACCATTCCGGCAACTCGCCTGCGAAGTCGGGCGGTATTCCTATGACGCGCTTCGATACAACCGCCTTCTTGTCCTTGGTCGCCGGCCGTTCACTCGTCGCCTTTGATTTCAGGGCAAATCCGCCCTCCACGGTTACAACCTCATGCGTGTCCTCAAGGTTCTTGTTCTTGCGCGCCAGCGTTGCGGCCTGTTCCGTGATATACGGCTGCCCCGAACTTGCCATCAGTAACCCGTGATCTCGACGTCCTGCGTCTGTGTCCATTTGTATCCCCCTTGCTGTCTAAGAAAGGCGGGGAACCGCCACCATGACGGCCCCCGCCCATTTAGTCACTTCCCCGACAACCTCAGTTGTCGTAGCAACCGGCCTCGAACATCTGAATCTCATCGTTGGCGTTGATAACGCTCGTCAGATTGCACTTGAACCCCTCGGGCGAAACTTCGCCGACGGGGATCGGGATCATGGAGTACATGCCCGAAATGTGCAGAATCTTGCCCGACTTGACTGCGCGGGACAGAGTAACCTCGTCAGAGGCTTCGCCCTGGCCGGCTGTTACCGCCTCGATGGTCGCCCACTTCTGGATATGGGTAACTGTTTCCTCGATAAGAATCCGGCTGCCTTCTCCGATGCGGGTTCCCGAGCTGGGAACGTCATCGTTGAAATGACCGGTGCAGTTTCCGGAGGTATCCAGAGTCCAGGCAGACAGCGCTGCGTCAACGTACCCGTAGCTGGCGTTGTCTTTGTAGTCCGTCACTTTGTCGAAACGCAGAAACACGCCTTCGCCGTAGCTCGTGCTGGTCTGGTTCGTGGACGTCATATCATCGCGGCCCTCATAGGCCACGATGCCGGCGCCCTTGGTCTTTGCCGTCAACTGCACGTCCGAGGACGCTTCATCGCCGACAATACCTTCGACTATCTCCGCCCCGCGGAACTGGTTGCTGTACCACAGAAACGGAGTCTCTGAACCCTCAACCGCCCACATGCGAACGTAATCCGGAATGAACCCGATGCAGATATAGACAGCTGCGCCGGTGCCATTGAATGTTCCACCTACTATCCTCATGATACTACCCTCCACTTACTTGCCAACTTGGACAAGTCGGGGCCGGTTCCAGTCGGCCCCGTCGCTTGTCACTCACATCACGTCACAACCCGTCATCAGGACGGATTGGCTGTCGCAGCCGCCTCAAGCCGGATAACCCAATCCTGGTTGAGAATGCCGCCGCCATCCCACCGCTTCCACGCGACATAGCCGCGCTGGCCAAGAGGATCGCTCTTGTCGGGACTGGCGTTCAGCACGACAGGCGATACGCCGTTCTTCCCGCCGAGCGGGCAGATAGCGTAACCGTCTTTGGCCACGAATATCATGGGGTACACGTCGCAGGCTGTTGACGAGCTGGGTGTAGCGCCATTGGCCAGATAGGTCGTTCCGGCTGTCCCGGCTGCCGCCCATGCTTCAAAGAGCGGGCTGCAAAGGATCCGGACGCCCTCTATCTTGCCGATTTCGTTCATTACGGCCTTGGACGGGTCGCTGTACTGCTCGACCGGGACGAATCCCGAGATACCGCGCAGGTCGGCTTCCAGGTCCGTCGAGCACATGCAGAAGTACGCAGGCGCGACAGGGAAAGTCGAAATCTTCGCCGTGGGCGCGATGAGTTCGCTGAGAACCTGTGCCTTGTGCAGTCTGAAGTACCGGACGATCTTGCGGAAATCGCCACGGACGGGCGGCGAATCCACACTGCCACGGGCGCTGACGCCGTTCGCGTAGTATACCGTTGTCCCAGCCTTGAGATAGCCGATACGCAGGCATTCCACGGTTTCCTTGATCTGCTCGGAGCAAATCTTTTCCGCTTCCATGAGAACCGGGTCTTCATGGGTATCAATCACAACGTCGGTGATCTCGGTCAGGTCGCCGTACTGTTCGAGATTGATCGTTACATCCGTCGCCGTGAGCTTCTGCCCGGCAGGCGTGATGCCTTCGGCCAACGGAGCAGTGGCCCGCGCCATGCTGTTGAACCGGCGATACTTGCGCGTCTTGGTCTTGTTCTCGCCTTGAGGGTCGATCTGACCAAAGAGCTCCGTGATTGAATCGTACTTGCCGCGCTCAAGCAGGCGCTTTACTGCGAATGCCGCCGTTCGAGGGGAAATATCCCCGTAGGTTGTCCTCATTACCGCACCCCTTTCTGTGTTGTCGTTTGACTACCCACAGCTCAGAGGCTCGGCGGCCTTCGGGCTCTTGTTTCAGCCCGCCATCGTTGTCCGCGCTCCTAGCACGTCACCGGCGGCACAAACACTCTCGAAATCCACTGGCACCGCGGACACTTTATCTCAATGTCCGTTCCGGGTCCAAACCTTCCGCGCAACAGCTTGCGCCCACCCTTGGCCTTGGTCCCACATTGCGGGCCCGGACACAATAGCCAATCGCCATCCGCCATTGGCGGAAGGGTAGTTGACTGTCTCGTTATGGCCAATTCCCCCATTACTTCTTACCCGTAGCTTCGTTCCACGCTCCATCAAAATCGGACTCCTTGCTGCCGGCCACTGGTCGCTGCGCCCCGCTTTGCAGACTGGACCCGTGCAGTGTCTTTTGCCGGTTACGGTCTTGCAGGCCGGCTTCAGCCGCCTTCTGGCGCTCGGCTTCCACAAGCGATTCCTTGTACGCCAGGAGTATCTTGCTCTGTGATTCCGCATCCCTGAACGTGGCCAGCTTCTGAACGCGAGGACTCTGCTTCGGCAGCCATGCCCGGTATCCGTCGCTCTTGAGAACCTGCAAGGCATCGGCGTGCACGCCAAGAAGGTCGAGCTGGGCGCGAAGCTCAGCCATCTGTTGCGATTGCTCGACAAGGGCACGCCGTAATGCCTGAATATCAGGCCCGGGCGGTAGAGCCGACGGACTGCTGCCGGTACGCTTTGACAGCAAATCAGCCAGAGCGCGTAATCCCGCCTCCTGTGCGTCGGCTATCTCGGCAAACTGTTCATGGTATTCATCCCAAGTCAGTTCGCGGCCGTCCTTAGTCTTGAACTTGAGACCGGCAAGGAAGTCATCGCCGGTGGCAGGAGCCGCCGGAGGAACAGGGGCAACAGCCGGAGCCGGAGTTACGGCAGGGGCAGGAGCCGCGGGAGCCGCATTGACCGGCCCACGCTGCAACTTGAATGCCGAAACATGCGCAATGACCTCGGCAGGACTGGCCTTTTCGGTCACATCCTTGTTGTTTGCCTTGACCCATTCCTTGAACTTCGGATCGTCGGCAATATCGAAGGCGTCGGGATGCGCCGCCAGGATAGGCGCCCACCACTGCTCGGCAGCCTCGGCATCGGCAGCCAAGGCTTCTGCTTGTTCCATGGCAGTCTTGGGCTTCGGAGGTTCGGCGGGTGGGGCTGGCGGAACAACAGGAGCAGCCGGCGTACCCTCCGCGGGTGCCGGCGCACCTTGCGCGGGTACAGGAGCAGGACTCGCCGGCGGCTTTATCGCTTCGCCATCGGCGGCAGGAACAGGCGGGACTGCGCCATCTACAGGAGCGGGCGGATTCCCACTGATTTCGGCGAAAGCGGCATCCATCTCGGCGCCCACTTCGCTATCATCGTCGCCTTCCGGCGGGGCCATGACTGTCACATCTGCGGAACTTGCTGGTTCATTGACCATGTGTGTCCTCCCAATGTTCGTTCGTTGTTCTGCCTCGTAATCATTCGAAGATTCGCAAATTACTGCGCCCCATAGCTATACAACTTGTTTGTAGCCGTCGAGTAAATCACCGCGCTTTCGCCCGCTCCGAGCATCAGGGCTGGCCCGTAGTAGTTGCCGGTCAGCGCCACGGCGAAACTGTTGGTCGCGCCGGTGATATTCTGCACAATGACAGACTTCCCGACATTGGCCGCTGACACATTGGCGAATGTGCATACATTCGAGGAATCGTTGGCACCGACCGACTTCAGGACGTTGATTGCACAAGTGAAGTCCAGGGTAACAACCTGGGTGTTGGTCACGTTGGCCGTGCTGTCCACGGAACGATTGGCCGCCCAGTCCAGTTCGTCGGCTGTGGCGACCACGCCGTCAAGCTGATTGAGCTCAGTGGCCGTGGATGTCAACTCGGTTCCGGCCATCTTGATTGTCTTGCGCAGGTCCACTTCGCCGTAGAACCGGGACTCCCCCATGTAGTCCTTGCCACCGTAAATGGGGTCTCCGGCCAAGGCAGGCATTGTTGCCATGAGAATCAGAAATCCGATAACCGCAAGCGTGCGCTTCATAGTGTGTGTCCTCCTATATGACGTACTATCAGTTATAGCCTCATGTTTACAAAACGCTGTCACTCTGTCAAGAGCTTTCGCGTTCGCCTTACTTTTTGTCAAGAGATTCAGTTGCGATTCTTGCCGCCTCTACCACCTGAACAGCCATGTCAATACCATCGTACTTGCCCAACAGGAATCGTACATCCTCCTTGAGCACGTCCGAATTGCGAGGGTCACTGTGTATCCGCCTATCCACCGCAAGCCCCTCCTTGGCCAGTATACGCATCAGTATGGCCCCTCCGCCGTCTACATGGGGCAACTCGGCCAAGGCCCTTATATCCCGCTCGTCAAGATTGTGCTTTGCCAGGTCTATCATGCCATACCCTGTTGCGCCTTGAGTTCCAGTGCGGCCAGTTTCGCCTCACCTTCAGCCTTGGCCTTTGACGCCGCCGCCCGCTTATGGTCAATCTCCGCCCGAACAAGCTCGTCCTGCAAGCCCCCGCCCTGCTGCCCGCCTCCGCCACTCGCCATTGCCGCCATCTGCGCCTCACGCTCCTGTTCGGCCTGCCGTTCTTCCTCGCTCAACATGGCCTCATCCTCGTCCATATCGGCAGCCGCGGTCAGTTCTGACAGGATTTCGCGCCATCTGGCCCAACTTGCCATCTCGGGATGTTGCAGGACGGCGGCCAACCAGCGCTCAAGGCGAGCCATCTTCTCCATTCGGTTCAGATACGACGTGAATCCAAGCGCCTTGACGGTAAGCTGGCCCATGCCCATCAATGCCGGATCGTCCTCGTTCCATTCATGGAACCGAGTGATCATTGGTTCAATCAACTGTTCGTCGAAGTTTCGCACAGCGGCGGCAATGTACTTGCCGGCCTGTCCAAGCTGTTGCGCAATCTGGTATGCCGTGGCGTCCTTCTGCTCGCTGAATCCCTGCGCAATCTTGGGAAGCATGGTATCTTCGTCGATATAGCGGTCTGCCAGGGCAATGACCTCAAGCAGACTGGCCCCCACGTCCGGTATTACGAGAGGCTGCACAGCAGCCCGAATATCCGGGCAATCTTCGTCAAGCTGCATCATCATGCCGGGTCGGAGCCGCTTACATTCCTCACGATTGATAATGAAGCGCCACTTGACAGCCAGTATCAGATTGGCGGAGAGCTTCTTGTTTGTCTCCATCAGGCGTATGGCGACATTGAGCATCCTCTGTCCGGGCTCGCCGTTGTCCACAATGCCGCGGAAGTCCTCAGCATCGTCGCCAGTATCCCAAACGCACGAATATATCGGGCGGTCGCGCTGTTCGGTTCGCTCCATTCGGACGCATCGGCCCTCAATCAGCAACGCCATCACTTCAACGTCATCTCCGGCCAGAATGTCCGCGCTGTTTGCCGGTGCCGCCGGCGTCCCATCCGAGACTTCGGGCGCACCCTCGTAGGCTTCAACCTTCGTTCTCGGCGCCCTACCCCAATACTCGATTGCCTGATAGAGCTTGCGGCGGGCATACAGTTCTCGGGCTGACGGCGACAAACCCTTCCATCGGTCGGCGTCGGCATTGAGCGGCTTGGCAAGCACTTCCTTGATTGTTGCTTTATCCACGCCAGCCCCCGCCAGCATCTCCCGCACCTGGTAGGCCGTAAGAGCCCGGACGTGTGCCTCTCCGTCGCCTTCCCGTGGATCCCCGTTCATCATATCGTAGAACACTTCCCACACCGGCACATAGGACCATTGCGGGCTGTCCACCCATTCCTCGACCTTTATCAGTGGAACATCGGCCATCATTGACACGTCGGCTATTCCGGGCACTTGCATCTGTTCGCTGTGGACACGGCGGACCTTATGAATACGGAACTTGGCGTAAGTTCGGCCATAGATACCAAGGGACAGGATATGGCGGATGGCAACGCGGTCGGCCTTGCAGTCGTAAAGCTCCTGCTCGGTCAGTTTGGTTGCCAACTCTACGGTCTCGGGATTCGCCCGGATGCTCTCAAGCTGACTGGCCTGATACATGAATGGGATTTTGCCACCCTGAAGAAGCAGGTCTTGAAGAAGCGCGAAGCCCTGGAGAACCTTCTGGCGGACGCGGCCTATGAAGGTCTGACTCTCCCACTCGGCGGCGGATGCGTCTTTCCAGTGGTTTGAGTTGTCACAAAGGAACCCTTCCCGATTTGATTCCCATTTCTTTGTGAGCTTGTCGCGGTCGGTCTGCCACTGCTTGACGGTCTCGACTATGAACGTGGACAGCGCATCAGCCATGGCCTGTAGCATCCCCTTTTGGAGAACACACCGAGGCTCTTGGCCTTCGCTATTCCAACTATCGACTTCACGCTACCACAAGATGCGGAGCGTGTCAATTACTTCGATTCATAAAACTGTGCCGGATGAAATCGGGTATATCCTTGAGCGTTTCTTCGGCCACATTTCTCTGTGCATGGCTCCACACGAAGTCGAACAGCTTGCGCAGATTCGCCTTGGAAATGCGCACACACTCATCACCATTGGACATGGCGGAGTTGTTGTCAACGATAGCCCGCCATGCTTCCTCTTGGGTCATAGGATGCCTTTGTTGGGCGTACTGGCGTCCTGTGCGCTGACGTAGTGCCCGAACAGCGACCGCGCCACGTCGCAAAGGGATGTTTTGCGTGAGTACATGCCGAAATGCCGTGCTGCCGCTGCAAGCGCGTACTGCACATCCGGCGAGTCACAGCGCGGAACGATGCGCTTCATCGCCTCCGCAAAGTCATGGCCTCGTGTCTTCATTCAACCTCCTGCCCAACAAGTCGTCCGAGCGTACGGCTTCGCCGCCGCTCAACTCTGCGTTGGCCTCAATCCCACTTCGTCAAATCCCACTCGGTTCGGTTGAATTCGCCCCACTTGGGATGAACCACCCAGGATACTTGCATGGGTTTGCTCCACCGGCCCTGTTTGTGGTCGAAGGCGTCCGTACCCGAGACGGAACCGCCTATCCAGTACCACGGATGGGCCAGCGGCGCGTGCCAGTGGCCCAGTATGCAACGGTGGAACTTGCGCGTATCGGGCGCGTTCATGCGTTTCAACGCCTCACGCGATACCGCCCGCTCGATGCCGTAGTAGGGGAACCCTGCCCAGCCTTGTACCCCGTGGCCGTGCATCATCAGGTAGCGGCGGCCATTGACGTCTATGCTCTGCATCGGCATGGCATAGATTCGGCAATCCACGTTCGGCTGATTGGCAACCATCTTCTTGACGATCTGTGCTACAATGTAGCCGTAGTTGTTCAATCCGGCTTCCTTGGCCTGTGGCTTCTTGGTCAGGCGTCCATGGTTGTCGTCGGTTATCATGTGCATGACAACGGACTCGAAGTGCGGAGCCATCATCAGGACTTGACCGCCAATGATTTCGGCCTGCTCCACGGCCTGCACCGGCGAAGGCATGGCGTTTGTGACCCGTAGTTCCTCGTGAATATCGCCGGAGATATAGTCGCCCGTAAAGACCATGTGCAGGCGAGGCACCTGGTAGCCGTACCGGTGTATGGCGGTCCAATCCAGCACGTCTTGAGCAAAGCCAAATTGCCGCTTGCGGCTATGCTCGGGGCTGTATATGCCGAAGCCCTCAACCTCGTCAGGATCCTGCACGGCTCCGTAGTGCTGGTCGGAGCATTGCATCACGACGTCACAGGGATGGCCGGCGCGTTTCGAGTCCGGCTTGTACGTGACCTTGACCGGGGCTGCTGAGTGGACATTGGCCAGAACCTCGCCCACGATGTTCTCCATGTGGCCATGCTCGCGCTTGTAGGCTGACAGCCTTTCGCGCAACAGGGCGTTTTCCTGCCGCAAACTCAGGACTTCCTCGCCGGGGTTGATCTTCTTCGCAACGTCTTTGATTGCTATTGGCATAACCGCACCCTCCCTGTGTATTGACTTGATTGTGTTACAGATTCTTCAGGCGCTCGACCTCGGCTATGGCCGCCCTTGTGCCCCAATACATGCGGGGCTCGCGTTCCTCCATGCCCAGTCGCAGCCTTGTGAAGTACGGCCTGAATTCGTCCACGTTGTTCTCCACTGCCCGGCGGAAGCGGTTTGCGTCTCCACCACAGACCAGTGTACGAAATTCGGGCTCTGCCATCAAGCTCCCATTTTTCAAGGTCTTGAGGCACTTCCGGATGCGGGCGGCAATGTCCAGCTTCTCCCGCACTTCGGACAGGGCAATCACCTTCATCGCCGGAGATGCGGGGGCAGAACCGGCTTCAATGCCAATGTCGGGCATGTGCGGCTTTACATCCCCCACGCGGAGCCCTAGGGACTTTGCCACATCATACGCATTCTTGTTCGGATTCCTGGCCAGTGACGCCTTTACCCGGTCGGCAATGCTACGTCCTGCTTTCATTCCGCCTGCTCCTCTCCGCACATTTCGTGCGTTCTCATGTACCCACACACATCCACTACGCTGTCACGCTTGAGGCTCGTGGTGTCGTTGCCACGTCCACACAGTTTGTCTATGGCCATGACTATCGGCCATTCCTGCGGAGCCATGTCACGGGCAAAGAGCGGGTCTTTACCGGTCCTGAACCTGGCATTGAGGGCCGCCGCTGTCCGGGCAAAGTGTACCCGAGGATGACCATACTGCGATTGCCGGTCATGCGTTGTAAGCCTGATTGCTTCTTCGAGAACTGTGTCCGACTTATCAATCAAAACCTCGGGCTGTGCCTTCGGAGTCTGAATAGCGGGAATCGTTACGCCGGCGGGGAATATTCCCCAGAAGTGTAGCTTCTCAAACATCGTTTTCTTCCCGAGCCATTCAGCAATGGCATATTCCGCCCTTGCACCGGAAGAATCTTCCCAATCGGCCAGCATGTAGATGGCGTCACATTCTCGCACGGATTTTATATCCCGAGTCACACACGCGCCGAAGTCAAAGCCATGCGGCACCTTGCTCCAATCGTAGTCGGCTGGCAGTGTCATGGCATCAAACCCGTTGGCCCTGTCCAGGTCCGCAGGATTGACTACCTCGTGACCTTCCTCGCGTAACTGGTTGGCCGCCTTGTCAAACGCGGGAAAGTTGTAGTACGGAATCCCGCGCATTGGGCCTGCAACATAGATCCTCATCGGTGCTGCCTCTGTTTTGGTATCTGGTTGGCAATCAGTATCGACTTGGCCTTTTCATCGGCAATCCACTGCTTCATCAACTTATCGCCCTCTGCGGCAACCGTCTTGTCGAAGATGGTAAATGCCTCGTGAATCGTCGTGCCCGCGGGGAACGCCGCCTCAAACATGAAGGGCGGCCTGTTGGCGGCAGGGCGCATGTGCGCTATGCCCTTGAGTATGGTTTCGCCGGGCGCCACACCGTCAGGCGGAATCTCCGTATACTCCCGAAGCTGCCGGCCTTCCGCATCGACGAATGACACTACCCGCATGATTTTGCTGGCGTGGACCGTTTCTTTGCCCGTCAGCTTGTTGAATGTTGCCCTGATTATCCCCATGACTACACCGCCCTTTCCTGTCTTGGCATCTTTGACACCATGCCGTACACGCCCACCATGAGCGCATGACGCACGGGGTCGGCTATCTCTTGGTAATTGTCACCCGCCGTTACCTGCTTGAGAATGCTTTGCTGGCATAGCCCGCCATCGGGCAGGAATAGTCTGCCTGTGCTGCCCAGCTCGAAAACGTGAGACATGGGCACGTAGTCCTCCTGCCAGTCCAGCTCAAGGAACATCGGCTGAGGCTGGATGAGGCCATCATGCCGGACCTGCCGGACGTAGGTAGCGGCCGTAACCGCGGGTTGATGATACCAATAGGCCATTGCGGCATACGTTGTCCACCATTGGGCAAAGGGCTTGGCCAGTCCAGGGTACTGGACTTCGCCTTGTGACCCGAGCACATTGCTGACAACCGAGAATTGCAGTTCCTCGAACACATAGACCTTGCGGGTCAGGACGTGCATACCCAGCAGCAGTAGGGCACCTTGGACCTTCTCCGTGTGCGGCAGCATGATTGGCCAGCATACGGAACCGCGCAGAAAGAATGTCTCAATGCTCCACTTGCAGTCATTCCCGCGGTCGAATGACAGGACGGTCAGCCTGTCATCATCCCCGCGTGGCACTGCCGCTGTGGGTTTAGGTATCATGGCTTAGTATCCGCTTGACGCTTCTATTGCTCTGAGGGTCTTGCTGATTGTTTCCCGCGTGTGAAACGCCACGGCTGCCGGTACTGCCTGGCCGATAACAATGGAGACCAGCTTGCAGTCTAGACACTCATATGCCCTGATAGGCGTTCCGGTGGCTATCAGGGTAAGTCTCGTGTGTCGGCATGGCGCTACGGATTCAACTCTATCTGCCGTTTCATTGATCATCACCCACCCCCATGCTTCTGCTCGAAATGCTTGAGGCAGTAGTGTCGTAGTTTGAGTTGACCCGTTGCCGGGTCGCGCTCTTGCAGCGACACCCTTACCGCGTCGTGACACCTTGCCACACAGCAAGCCGTAGGCGCAGTCTCGTACAGACTGGCAATGCGACTATCCGGCTTGCGTATGGGGTCTTTGTCGGCCATGGCCGCCTACTTCTTTCCGAACAGTCTGCCAAAGAACCCGCGTTTCTTCGAGACTCCAGTATCCTCGGGACTCACTGCAACCTGGCGCGGCAGGGCTCGGAATCGCCATACAAGCGTATGGTCTGCTACAAGGCCACCTTGAACGCTGTACATGGTATCGCTTGGCGCGTCATGCACACGCCCGAACTCAGGAGCGTTGAGCCATACAATGCGCCTGCCGTCAGACCCCATCTTTGCGGCGGTGGCATCGGCCCCGAGCCTCGTGCGCTCGGCCCATGTCAGTACGAACGCACAGACCACGGCCAGAACCGCTACCAGCATTGCCCTGCGCGTTCCCACCCGAAGCGCCTTCATTTCCTCTGCGCACGCCTTCTCGCCCCCACCATACACCGTTTCCGCTGTCATTCTAACCCCTCCTATGTTTGTCGTATTGTCATACAAAGCGTGAAACAACGCTTCCAGTTGGGTAACGCTCCGGACGCTGCCCAAGTGGGCGTAACTCCATGAATCTTCATTGCCCCCGTAACCGAAGGGAGCGGTTCCGATATTGATCCAGTAGCCCGAGCTGTGCGCAACAAGTTGCATGACGTAGTTTTGCGGACTGTCGTCGGGCGACTCATCGGCCAACCAATTCCGCTGCCAGCCGGTCGGCGTCCTGGCCATGTGGGTATGCGCCCAGCGGTCAATGTCATGTTGGAGTCGTGTCATGGCTTCGGGATAATGCCTTGCCGCACAACAATGCGCCTCATGTCTGCTTCTTTCCTATACCGTCCACTTGCTTACATCCACGCCCGTCGAACGCCCCACCGCTCCATAGCGGAACGAATCTGCCGGATGGCTCGACCAGTCATGCCGTGGTTCGCTTTTCCATCGGCCCTTGTCCGGATCCCATTCGTGCCGGTATGCCGACAACGCCTTGAGCCCCCGATCACAACGCTGGCGGTCGAACTTGCACCGCGGCAACATGCGCCGGACGGCTTCAATGCCATCATCCAGCCCGAGCTTGGCCACGGCCTGAAACGGAATCCCGTATTCCGCAAGTGCTGTTTCTTGCCGCGTCAGTCCTGTGGACCAGTCATGCACCCCAATATCGTGCGGCGCTAGGAACGCCCCGTAGTTGTAGCCCTTGCGCTTCAGAACCTCGGCATAGTGGCCAAGCCCCTCATGCACGCACTCGTAGTAGTCAACAATGTGGATCCAATCGCCTACATGCTGCACGAACCAGACAGCAGTAGCGTCGCCGTGCCCTATATCCCACCACGTATCAACCTTGACTTGGGGTAGAATGGCGAGGTCTCCGACCCGGCCTTCCTCGTAGGCGTCGTCAAGCTGTGCCCTATAGTATGCGCCCTCGATAACTGCCTGAAACGCCTCGGCCATCGTGGACGGGTATTCCCGCAGCATATCGGACCCAAGGGCGTTTTCCTGTGCTGCATACCAGGCCATTTGCCCCTGTGAGAAGTCGGCCCCTTCGGTCTTGGCAAGGCGGGTGAAGTAGTCTTTGAGCCGGTCGGGTAGGGCCACAGACCGCGCAATCTCGTCGTCAAGGTGGTAATTCTCGTGCCGCCACCAAGGCCACCAGTGGAGTTTGAAGTCCAATTCTGTCAGTTCCTTCTGCGGCCGGTGCGCCGCTGCCTCGCACATGGCTGAGTAGTCGCCTTCCTGCCCGTATGCCGTGCTTTCAATGGTGCAGATCCCGCCCTTATGGACGGCGGGCAATGCGCCCGTCTTGATTTCGCGGGCCTTCTCCGGCCACTTCACGCACACCTTACCGTATTCGGATATGTGCATGAATTGAACCGTTGACGTTCGTGCACTGGTTGTTACCCTTACGCCGCTATTGTTGGACAGGACCAGTTCGCCCGCATCGCGCTTGAGGGCCCGGAGCCCGCCTCGAACACTGGTCGGCAACCGGTCATAGGCGAATAGAACCTTGTCGCGGAAGATGGTTTGCGCGTTCTCCCTCGTGTCACAGATGATACAGGAACGAAAGTTGCGCGTGCTGATGGCGTAGTCCAGGGCAAGGATTGTACATAGGCTCGTGAATCCAAGCTGTCGCGCTTTCAAGATCAAGTTACGGTAGTGCATGGCTTCCAAGTAAGACTCCTGTGCCGGCCATGGCGCAAAGAGTTGTTCGCCTCCCTGCGCATCCATGATGAAATACCAGTGGCGAAGTCGCCACGGTTGGTCACGCCTGCTGAGCAAGTCGAACTCATCGCTTTGCATTTGCGCGCTTCTTCTTGCGCTCCATCGCTATCTTGAGCCCTTCAAACCAGTCTTCCATTGTGACCTGCTCACGGGGAAGGATGTGCTTGGCAAGGAAATCTTCAATGGCCCTGTAGGCCGGATGGGCCGTCGCGTCCGGCTTGGCCTGTTCAAGCGCGGCATAGGTGCCGTCCATCTTATTCGAGACATCAATGGCCTTGACCTGCACAGCAGGCTCAACAATCGCGCGAACATTGCCCTTCTCGTCAACGAAAGCCCGATTGTTGCGATACAGTTCCGTGAGGCGCCTTGCCCGTTCCTTGGCCGTGCCTATCGCATCGTCGGCAACTCGGGCCTGGAGCCAGGCAATGCGTTTCTGTACCCATGGCAACGCTTGAACCGAACAGAGAGTGCGCCTGGAGACTGAACAAGCACTGGCCAATTCGTCTCCGGTAGCCTCGGGGGTTTGACAAATCTGCTGTGCAATGCGTTCGCTTTTGCAGTTGGGAAGGGATGTGCTGCCGTCGTAATCGGCAGGCGGAGGCTCAATGATGTGCGCTCTCGGCGCTTTGGTTCTCGATGAACTCATACGCATAGACTCCCAAACTGGTCACGAGTTGTCAAGTGTTTTGTGGCTTTTGAGCAAAATTGTGCAAGGGTCGGCATGTCTATAGATTATCAGGTTGAACCATGCGTGCAACCAAATACTGAGCATGCGAGTAGATTGTACGATTTGAGCATGTTTGGGCTGAGAACGGCTTGCGAGGATGCCCCAGGATTGACTTGGGCATGGGTGGCCCTTGTGTTGACATGGGGGTAATTGAACCTTGAGTGGGTCCGGTTGTACTCGGTGAGGGTGCATGGTGTTGACAGTCGCCGGGCGCTGGCAGGGTACTGCCCGACACCCAGCTAATAATATGGGTGTGATGAGGTGCGATTGTCAACAGCAATTTTGCAAAGTGGATTCCTGTATTTTAGAAAGTGGTGCTTATGCAAAGGCTTATGAAGAAAAAATAATTTGGGGCAATGGAGGGATATGCTGTATTTATTGGGGATTGTGGTGATGTTTGGGAATGTGCGGGGCTATACTGTATTTTGGCACGAGGCTTGCAGTATGGGAGACAGACACACAACGGGAGGAGAACAGAAATGAAACTGATCGGAACACTGGCGGAGATGGAAGCGCGGTTGGCGGATCGTCCTCAGACGGCGGGGCAGGTGGAGTCGTACCGTGCCGTGCTGGCAGAGCACCCGGAAGCGGTCGTGGTGACGTGCGCTGACGAGCGCACCGGCGTACGATTCGGCAAAGCCATCCGGCGGCGCGGCATGTGCCGCAAAATCGGCGGCGCACGGCAGCCAAGGTGGTATCAGGCGTGGGCCACGTGGGCACCCGCCGACCTGGCGGAAGTAGCCCAAGGTTTGAACTAAACTGAAAGGAAGGGTGGAAAAATGACAACACAACACACGCCGGGACCATGGAAAGTGAAGCAGTCTCAGGGGGCGACTCTCAGGCTTTTTGGCGGCCCTCACATTCAGGCGGGACGGCGCACAATTGCCTGGCCAGACTTCCCTAGCGTCTCGGAGAACGACACCAGTGAAGCCAACGCGCGGCTGATAGCGGCTGCTCCGGACCTGTTGGCGGCATTGCGGCAGACATGGGATATTATCGAACGCTTTGCCAATGAGGGGAAACCCGGCTTTCTGGAAATGTACACCTCGCCGGGGGCTGAAGCTGCCCGCGCCGCCATCGCCAAGGCAGAGGGGAAGGCCACAACATGCACCCTCTAATCTCTGACACCCTCTGGAGCCTGGCAATTGCATTGCTGGGGTACGTGGCCACGGTGGCGATGTTCTGCATGTAACAAGGCAAGGAAAGGGAAGAACAATGAAACGCAAGCAAACCAAGCATAGCAAGGCTGGCGACAACAAGGCCGCGCCAGGTGTGATCTGTTACCACTTCGCCGGGGACACGCTACGTGATGGCCGGCCATTGCCGCATAAAGGGGAAACCCT